GTGCCTCCATCTCGTCGGTGTCCTCCCACGCCCACGCCTCGACCTTGCGAATCACCTGGCACCCCGGCACGTCGTCGTTCACGCGAACAGCCAGCGGATGAGGAACGGCATACCCACGGACAGCGCGGCGAGTGCGCCCGCCGTGCGCCAGTACCAAGCCAGAAGCTTTTCCATGTTGGTTTCAAGCTTGTCGATCGATTCGGTCGAGCTTGCGATGCTCGCGATGTTGCGCTCGTTCTCGGCCACCTTCTTCACCAACGCGGGCACGTCTCGCACTTCGTCGGCGGTCTGAATGCGCGCGATGGCAAGCTTGAGTTCCGCCACCTCCTGCAACAACTGGTCAACCTTTCCCTCTAATCGATCAGGCACTGTCTTAATCCTCGTCTTGGGAGAGTGACACTTGGCCAACGTCGATGCGCTTGAGCCATCCCAGCAGGACCGAGGACATCGCAGCGGCGGCGAGCCAACCGAGCTGGTCAATGTGGCCCAGCACGAGAAGCACTGTCGCCACTACGGCCACAAGCCATGCAAAAAGCTCGCGCGGCTCGTTGAATCCTGCTTTGAAGTTTTCCCAGCTCATGCGTCCCACCTTGCATACTGCTCGTAATACTCGTCGAATCTTCGGAGGTAGGCGCGCAGGTTCGGGATGCCCTTCGCGGCCTGTGCTGCGCTTACCGTCTCGCCAAACGTGATGTCGCGGCCGGTTTCGTAAGTCTGCTTGATATAGGCGGCGGTGCCGGGTCCACCTTTCCACAGCGTGGCCACCGAGCGACTGGCGTTCTTGCAGCCAACGAGCCGCGCTTTGTATCGGTCCACGTAGCGCAAGAACGCATTGATTGCGGCGGGGCCGTCGCCCATTAGCGCTTCGGTGGTGTCCTTGCCGTCGTCTTCAAATCCAACATCGATGCCCGCCATGCGCCCCATCTGGAGCAGCCCGCAGAACTGTGAGCCGACGCGCCGAGCTCGCGCATTGCCTGCCGACTCGACACGGATGAGCGCAAGCACGGTCTGCACGTCGACGCCCTCAATGTCGTAGTCCTCGAGTGCCGCCTCTACGTCGTCAGCCCATTTCAGAACGTTGTCTCTCACGGCCCTGCCCCCACTGGTTGGATGTCTTGAAGTTCCATGCGCGCAAGCAGCGTGTCGAACTGGTCACGAGGGGTGACCGCTGCTGCCTCGCCCACCTCAAAATCAGAGCCCTTGAATTGCCGCTTTAGTGCGTCGAGGCTCGCTGAGTTGCGGCCCTTGACCGGACAGCTTGCGCCGACGTGGGTCGCTGGCTCGGTTCCCGTTGCGCTGATACGAACCGCGAAAAACCCGTCGGAGTCGGCCGGATTGCCCGTGATCTGAGCCGCCGAATTGGACGCCCGAGCTGCGTCGCCAACCTCCACGATGAGCGCCATGCGATACGTGTACTCCGTCACAACGTACCCCACTCACTGCTGAGCCAGTTGTTGACCTGCGTTGTTTGCGCTGACGTAAGCTCGCTCGCATACACGACGATTTCCGCAATCTCACCGTCGAACGGCGCGCCGCCCGTATAGAATGCTCCAAACCTCAGGCCGCTTGATGCCGTCTGCGTGCCCGGCGAGCCGGTGGCTCGGACCACTCCGTCGGTAATCAGTTGAGAGTCGGTCCGTGGATTGTCAAAACGACACTCGAACGTGGTCCACGAGCCGCGAACGTCGAACGATGCCGCCCGGTTACTTCCCGCGAATAGCGCAATGCCGGATGCGCTCAGGTTGTACAAGATGTTGCGGTCCGTGCTCGCCAGTCCGCCGAACACTGCGCCCTGTGCTGCGCCTGCGGTGTAGCGGGCGACGATAAAGTAGGTCGCCTCCGTTCCGAGCGTAACCGCGCTCGCGTCGAGGAAATCATCCACGCCGTCGAAATCGATTACGGTGAGGCTTGAGACTGTCTGCTTGGTGGGCTGGTTGGCCGTTGTCGCTTGTACTGCCGTGTCGCTACTGTGCCGATCCGTCCACGTGGTCACGGGGTCGCCGTCGCTCAGCCCGCTCAACGATTTCGCCGACCAGTTCCACGACGTGATTCCGGAGAACTCGGGCGCAGCACTTGCGGTTTCTTCCACAAGGTCAGCATTCTCCCCGGTCTGTGTGGGTCCCGCGATGATGAGCCCCGACTGCGTGACGGACTTCACCACACCCGTCTGCGTCGGACCGTCCAGAATCTCCCCCGTCTGCGTCACCCCCACGTCATTACCTCACGCCGACGAAGAGGCGAGGATGCGAAGCACGCCCTTCTTTACGGTGAACGTCGTTCCGCTGCTGATGACGAAGACCTCATACTCGAAGTATCCCGGCTCCTGGTCCGTCTCCGTTGATGTGAGGTTGATCGTGATCTCGCCCGACGCTGCGGTCGTGACGTCAATCTTCGACGAAGCCGTTCCGCTGTCGATGTCGACAACGAGAGTCGTGTCAGAATCCCCCCGACGCCACATGTGCAGATGTGCAGCGTAGCCCGTCAGATCGAAAGCCGAGCCGCCCTTGGTGACGTTAATCACCCAGTCATTAAAGGCGTTGCCTTCATAGAAATCGAAGTCGTAAGCCGCCATGCGTCCCCCCGGACTTTTTGCGGTGTCGTGAATACTCTACCATCTAGGTCGTCCAACTCCAAGAACCCACCCCTCGGGGGCATCATGAAATATCTGACCGTTTTACTTTTCGCCCTGCTCTTTGCCGCCTGCGGCGATACTCAAGATGAGCCGAGCCTCGCCGAGTGCGTTGTCTCGTGTGAGCAAGGGCTCGACCAGTGCAAACACACCTACGACTGCGAAGCTGCATGTCAGGCCGATCGCCAGCTTGAGCGGGCATGTCCCAACCAAACCGCCGAAGATTCGTGCTACGTTCGCTGTGTCGACAAGCTGGTCCCCGACGATGAAATATCGGGCGACCCGAACCGTTGCATGATGGTTGATTCCATCTGCTCCGAACGCTGCGCCGAGCTGTACGCAGGCTGCGAGGAAGACATGAGCTGCCCCGACGTGCCTTTCCCCGGAAATGTCGAGTGTCAGTAGCCACGGGGTAAGCTCGCGTCGTCGGATGCTGTGAGTCGGTACTCGTGCCCGTGGTCTGCGTAAACCGTGCCCGTACTCGGCGAGCTGGTTGAGCGCCCTTCAGCGTAGACCGTGATCGTGCGCGGAGGTTGTCCCGCCGTCCCGCCCGCATCTGCATCCGCCGAACTGATCGACAGACTTCCCGACAGCACCTCCACACCCGAGCCTGATGGAGTCAGCGTAATCGTGCCGAGCGTCGTCGAAGCTGATGATGCGTCTTCGGCCACAATCGTGTAGCGGACTTCGCAGATCTCGACGACCGCAACGAACTCGAGGATAACAATCGTGCTGCTGCCGTTCTGTAGGTCACGCTCCAGCGAGAGGCACGGGTGCCACGCCGACCAATCCAACGACGTGCCCGCACTGGTCTGCGTGAACGTCCCCGAAGTTGTCTGGAAGCTGGGGTCGTCGGTGTCAGGGAACGGGTAGAGCCCCGGAATGCGTGCTCCTGACTCGGCAAACTCGCGATGATTCGCGCGCAGAATCGTGCGCCAGTCCTCAGCGTCGATGTCTTTGGTGATGAGGTACTCACCCCGCACGAACGACGGGAATTCCGATGGGATCACGGCACTCATTGCGGAACCTCCCAGACTGTCAGACCGGTCGTCATGCGGACCAGCCACTTGGCCAAGTGGAATCCTTCGGAGCCGTCGCCCCAATCCACATTAGCCACGGGATCATAACCCGGCTCCGTGCTCCCGTCGCCGAGCTCCAGCGTGAACCGAAACCGCAGCATTCCATAGTCGGTGTCCGGGTCCCACGTGATGGGGACCTCAAGTGTGCGCCGGGTGATCAGCTCACGGTCCTCGGGATAGAGCAACCCCTCCTTGTAGACGTACGAGTCACCGCCGCCGCCGTCTCGAAAGTCGCGCACGCGCAACCGCTCTTGAAGCAGTGCCGTCCATCGTCCCGACTGGTCGGTGAGGAAGTGCTCGACCTTCTGGTCTTCAACCTCGGTGGCGATGTTTGACCACGCACCTGTGCTTGTGTCGAACTCGTCAACATAGAGCCGCATCCGCCACGTAGCTCTTGAGGTCGCCGGTAGGTCGCCACCCCCGGCCGCGTACGTGCGGACGTAGTGGTAAATCAGCTCGTTGACGCTGAGCCTGATGGTCGGATTTTTCGACGTAGGCCTGATGGCTGCTTGGTCGACAAGGATCTCAGCCGTCGACCCAGTCGAGTCGAACACTCGCGTGAATCGCTGGCCGTACCCGCTTGGCCAGGACTCTTCGGGACCCAGTGTACCGCGAGGTCCGACATACAGCGCACGCGGTCGCGAGTGCACGCCAAGGATATTGTCGACGTGCTGCCCGCTCTCGGCTGCTCCCACGGTCACATTGGCGCGGTAGGCTCGCGGGCTCAGCTTCCGATACAGCCCCGACGACCCGCTATACTTGAATTCGATCGACACGCCTCGGATACAGACGTAGGAAAGCGGCCACAATTCTGGGTCGATGCCGTCGCTGATGGCGCCACCTGGTACCGCGGGGCGCACGTACATCTCGCCAGCGTTCAAGCTGATGAGGTGGTCGAAGTCGTTCTCAGACGTGTCGGTGTCGCCCAGCCGAGTGAACTGAAGCGAGGGATCGTTACTCGCCTGCACGGTGTATGTCCCGGCGGGGTACATCGTCGCGTCGGAGGCGACCTTGAGCCGCGTACCCTGCCCGTCCGCGTCGGTCGCCGACTGGTAGAGTAGCCCCGAGCCTGCCTCGCTGCGCACGTCGATGAAGAAGTCCGTCACCACCGGCGTCTCAAGCGGTCGGTCGAGCGTCCATTCCACGAGTTCTTCGCCCGCGTCGTTGCCCGCGTTGGGCGCAAACTTGACTGACTTCTCACCCAGTCCTCGCAGCCCGATGGTCAGCTCCACATCTTGGCTGTCCCCCTCGGTGTCGTCGATCTCCACGAAGAAGCGCACACGCACCGACTCGAGCCCGCCCTGTACCTCCCACGGGACCTGTAGGTACGTCGCGCGCCTGAGCGTTGCCACCGGGCGGATACCGCTGCTGCTCGCGTTGTTCTTCGAGTTGCCCGAGATCGGCGTGAAGGAGATAGCATCAGCGTTCTTCCACAGCTCCGACTCGTTGTGCCTCAAGATGTTGTCAACGTGGCAGTCCAGCGGGGAGCCCCCGCCGCTGTCCGTGATCATCTCGTCGAACATGCGGATAAAGCCCTGCGCCGCGATGGTCGAGCCCGTCTCGGGTCCGCTCGCGCCCGTCACCCCGAGAAAGCCGCCGTAGGGGTCCGGGTCCTCGGTGCCCGTCGTCGTCGTCAGCGAGCCCGAGGTGGCGAAGAAGGCATACGGCCGGACCGTCGACGAATACCGCGTGTCGTTGGAGTACTCATCCGAGTAAGCAAGCCGCACATAGTTGACACCCACCGTGGGGGTCGACGCAAAGGCTAAATTGATGTCGATGTAATCGCCGGTTCCATCGCTGCCGATGGCTGTGACCGAGCGCACGGTGCTTCCGATTGCGCTACCGTCAATCCAGCCGAGCCGGACTTCATCGCCTACCGTGAAGGTCTCGTTGTCCGAGGTATCGTTGCCGTACTGCGAAGACGCGAGGCAGTAAAGCCGGGTTCCGGAGCCTGCTGTGCCGCTGATGAACATGGCCGGGGCTCGCTCACGCGCGAAGGTTCCCGTGCGGTAGGCCATGAGCAGCACGTCGAGCTCCGCGGTAAAGTTGTGCATGTTGAGCTTGCGCGACACGATGAGCCCGATGAGGTCGACACGGCCCTCCACGTCGGCACCGTTGACCACTTCGCCGTTTCGGTCGATCAGCACCCGGTTCTCAAGCGGAACGTTCTTGAAGCTGATCCACGCTCCGAGGTCGTAGCTGGTACCCGCGTGCTCTTCACTCGGTACCCGGACGGTGATTCGGGGAAGACCGTAGTGTCCGATCAGCGCGATGTTACTGAGCTGCTGGGCCACGCCGAGCGCCTTCTCCCTTGAAATGGCCTCGACGCGGTACTCATTCTGCGTATCGCTCAAGAGCTTGGTGCGCCGTGACGTTCCCTGACTGGTGACCGACACTGCCGACCCCGCGCGCCACGGAAGCTCGCCGATCGTCGCGATGAAGCTGTTGACCTGCGACGCGGCCGGGGGCTTCCATCCCCATGTGCCCTTGAGCGGCTGCACGGCGTTCGCCAGCGCGTCGGTATACGCGGCGATGTCGAGCACCTTGAGGCGGTCAATCGACAGTTTTCCCTCGCTCGTCTTGGTGTGGAAGAAGCCCCACGTGCGAAGCAACTGTCGGAGCTTCTCGCCGAGTCGCACCCGGCTTCCGTCCCAACCCCATACGAGATGGTCAATCGCCTCCCTCAACTCGGGCGTGTCGTCGATCACGGTCTCAAAGGCCGCAGTGTCGAGGTACTCTAACCCAAGCGCGAAGTCTTCACCTAGCGACTGGTAGAAGAACGACGAGTTGACCCGCCCCACACTCTTCAAAACGGTGAGGTCGAACGCCACCGGATGATAACGGTCGTTCGCGGCGAGCCTCCGCGTTGCCGAGATGTACTCGCCCTGCGAGGTGTTCTCGTCGCCCTCTCGGTCAATCGCCAGCACTTCCCAGACCGCATCAGGAAACGGTCGAGAAGAGAGCTCGCCGTCTTCGGCCTCGTCAAGTTCAAGCCTCGACCCAAGCCGCACCCGTTCCGGAGTCCGACTATTCAACCCTATCCATCGGTCGTCCCCGTCCTTGGTTTCAAAGGCGTAGACGAGCGCGTCGTTTACCTGGATGGCAATCCCTCGCTCCGTGCCCGACCCGAACGCCTCGGGCAGCACCCGGCTCTTGATGTAGCTCCCATCCAAGTCTCGGAGCCGTGAACCGTAGACGAGCCGGTCGGATGACTGCGTGATTCCTCCCGTGCGCGCGAGGTCGTTTGGCGTGCGGTTCCCCTCCGCGTTAAGCAGTGCGGAGATCTGATCCTCGGTCGTGATGCTGATGGTCTCAGCAGAATCGGACCGAATTTCTTTGATGTAGGCTTTGCCAATGACCGTCACGGCGTCCGTGTCGAGGTTGTACCGGACGAACGTGATGAGCCTCGCCTCCCACTTGGGAAGCCACGCATAGGCGTTGAGACCGCTGTCGTGTCCGGTCGCCTCGCTGCCGAAGTACCCCCTCGTGGAGCCCGTGTAGCTGCCAGCGGAATACGTCCCGCCGAGCTTGATGGCCTCGTCTCCAATCCAGACCACATCGCCGCCGAGCGTCGAGTCTCCAAGCGGGATGTCCGTGGCCGAGCTTGTGATGTCGCTCGTAAGCGAGCTAACGGGAATGGTCTCGGTGCGCTGGAAGATCTTGGCCATCGCGTCGGAGCCATCGACCTTCAGCGTCATCGCTCCGCCCGTGAGCTTGCCGGTGAACGGGTCGATGCTGTCGACCTTGTCCGGCATGGGGCGAAGGGCTTGAACCCAGTCGTAGGCCTTGGTGCCGAGCGTGTCGATAGCATACGAGCCAGACGGTGGCGTGTGCTGGCCGTGATAGAAGATGTACCCGCCCGCCTCGCCGGTGGGGTCTCCCACGCTCTCGATGTGCACACCCGTGATATAGCGGTAGTTAGTCACTCCGGTCGCCCTCCAGCACCTGTACCGCGAAGCGCACGTCGTAGAACTCGCCGCCCATCTGGCTCATGTTGATGGCGTCTCGGAACCGCTGGGCGTTGTCGAGCAACCGCACGATTTCATACTTGAGCCCGCTTTCGTCTGCGTCGATCGTGACCGGGTCCATCTCATAGAAGACGATGATGTCGTCGCGCTTCGACATGCTGGTCCACAGCCGTTCAAAGCTGCCGTTGTCGTCCTCAAGCCCCGCGATGTCGCCGTAGGTGTTGCCCGACCCGCCGAAGTCGCTCGAGGCCTTGCCGTTGATCACGGCACCCGCCGGTTGACGACGCCACTCGAAGGCCCGCAACGTGCGCGACCCATAGTCAGCCTGGTGAAAGTTGTCTGCCCCCACGTCATCGGTCGCCGCCGAGATATCGCGCACCACGTTCCGGCTCGCCTCCCGCCTGACCCGCTGCGGAATCCACACCCCTAGCGGCTCGCGCGGCGAGGACAGCGTGAAGGTCGTCGTCGTCACCGCTGTCGACTGCGTAGCCGAGTAGCCGAGTAGCCGCGGGTCGAGCGTGCTGGCGGACCAGTCGATCCCCCACGGTGGCGTGTGCCCCTCCTGCGTAAGCGCTAACCCTCGACGGATTGCCCCCTCACCCTCGGTCTCGGTCGGCACGGACGCCTCAAACGAGTAGGTGCCAGTGGCCGCACTCGCGTTGAGAAGGTCCTCGATCGTCTTGTAGAGCCCGTCATAGCCCGTGTACTCAGTGCCCCGATAAGGCCAGTACGTGCCCGCGGGTATGGTCACCGTGGTCGTTGTGCCGTCTTCGTCGATCGCCAGTGTGCTCTCGGCAATGGTGACCGGGTAGGCCATTCGCGTGCGTCGGTCGGAAAAACTCACAGCAGCCTCCGCAGGTCGATGCCTTCTTGCCTCAGTGTGTCCTTGAGCCCGTCGGCAATCTGGCGCTTGACCTCGTTCGCGTCCTGAAGCTGCACGGATGACCCGAAGTCGATGGGAATGTTGATGGTCGACGGCCCACCCGAGTTGCGAAGCTTCTCGGCGAAGAGCTCGGCGAGCCGCTCTTGGCTGGCTTCAAAGTCGCGTTGCGTGACACGCGGCCCGGCGTTGTTGAGCGCCCCCGTGCTTGTGCCTGCACCGCCGCCTCCGCCTCCGCTGCCACCACCGCCGCCCGCACCCGCCGCGATCGCTGCATGTTCTCCGGCCGCCAGCCCCGCTTGGATAGCCCCACGAAAGTCGCCGATAGCCCCGAGCCCGATGGCTTCCGCCGCGTACTGTGCGGCGCGGATGACCGACAGCACTCGAGCCGACGCGCCAGCCATCTCAAATGCCCGAGACAGCGCACCGCCGAGCAGCTTGGCGTTCTCGATGTCGCCCTTGATGGCCGCTTCGCGCTTCTTCTTGAGCGCCTCAAGGTGCTTGAGTTCCTGCTGCCGCAGCTTCCGCGCCTGCGCCTGAGCGTTGCGCTCGGCGTCCGCCTGCTCCTTCTTGAGGTCGGCAACGCCCTGCTCATACGTCTGGATCGCTTGCACGGTCTGAAGCTTCGCTTCGGCCGTCGTGAGGTCGGCTTTCTCGATCTCCCAGATGGCAAGGTTGAGCTCGAGTTGTAGCCGCTTCAGCGTGTCTTCCTGTCGGACGATGTCGAGCTTGCGCGCCGCGGCCTCATTCCGGAGACGCAGTTGCTCGCGCTCCTGCTCAAGCTTGCGCAGCTTCTCCTCTTGGGCCGCGAGATCGCGCTCATCGGTCACACTTGGCGCGGGGCCAGTGCCGCCGCCTTCTGCATCATCGGCACTTGGTCCGGCCTCTCGTGCCTTCTGAAGCTCTGTGCGCATCGTGCGGATGCGTCCGCGAAGCTCTTCAATCCCCGCGTTAATCCGGTCCATCGTCTCGGGGGCGTCAAGCAGGGAATCAGCCATCCCCTCAATGTTGTCGCGCACCCCGGCCGCGTCCTTCTCGACGTCTTTGAAGGCGTGTGTCGCCAGATCATCCGCCGAGTCACTGAATGAACTGAGCCCGTCCGACGCGCTGCGAAGCGACTCGGCAAAGTCCAGCCCCATGAACTCGGCAACCTTTGCGGCACCGTCGAAGAACTCCGACCACCGCTTCGTGACCATGCTGATCACCTTTGAGCCGAGCGCGAGCAGCCCTTTGCCGACAACCTTCACGCCGCCCCACAGCGCCTGGTACCACTCGGACGCCACGCGGACATACGTGATCATCCCCGTGAACACCGGCGACAGTCCTTGCAAGACGTCCATCAGGCCGAACGCAGCGCTAATCGCCTTGTCCACACCCATGAACACCCACTCGCGGATCGTGTCGCTGTTGGCTTCGACCCAGCCCTCTACGTCTCGGAGTGCCTTGGTCAGCACGTCAAGCACTGGCTCGAATGCGCCCGATTCGCGGATAGCGAGCCCGATAGTCTGCTGAAAGTCACCGTAGGCGTTGCTCAGGTTCTTGGTGGATACCTGGAGCGGGTCGAGCGCGGTGAGCTGGTCGCCAAACTTCGCGGTCATCAGCTCTTGGATTTTCGCCTGCCGCTCGCCCGCGTCCGTCATCGCGGTGAGTGCCTGCTGCTGTTCCTTGGTCAGGCCAAGCAGTTCTTTCGCCGTCTCGATCTCGCCGTTGTAGGCTTTCTGGATGGTCTTGGCGGTTTCACCAACGTCTTTGCCCGACTGCGCCGACGCGGCCAGCGCAAAGCCAAGATCCCGGTTTGCCTCTTCCGCCGTCTTGGCTTCCTGCGCCATCGCGTTCATTGAGCTCAGCGCGTTGGTTAACGCCTCGTCACCGACCCCCGTCTGTTTGGAGAGGTCCGCGACCGTGGAGTTGTATTGTCGGGTGAGTTGCGCAGCCTGTTTGCTGGCGACCCCGAGCGAGCGCAGAGCTGCGGCCTGCCTGCCGTTTACCTCGGCTTGCTCGGCCCCCGCTTCAATGCTGTCGATGAGGAACCCGCCGAGCGCCTTGAGCCCCAACGCCAGACCGGCAACGGCTGCGGTGCCCGCCAGCACGGCCGGGTGAAATGCCCCCTTCATGACACCACTGAATCCGCTCGCCGAACCCTTCGCAGACGAGAGCCCCTTGCCTGCCTTGTCGCTGCCGTCGCCGACCTTGTCGAGGTCACGCTCCGCAGACTCCGCGCCCTCCTCGGCACCCTTGAGCGCACGGGTGAACTCGCGAAGTTCCTTCGTGAGGGCTGCGATCTCGGATTCCCCCGAGTCGCTATCTACCTCAAATCTGAGTCCGATTTCCTCGGCCACGTTAGTCCCCCAAAAGTTCCGCGAGCTCGGCTTGGTCGCGCCGCTTGCGCTCTAGTCCGAGCCGTTCGCTGTGCACCTGCAACTCAATCTCGCCGATCTGAATGGCCCACCACGGTGCGGTATGGTCGACCCTCAGTTCCCACGACGTGCTCCCCCAAACGGAGAAATACGTTTCATACAGACTCTGCGCCTCGGGGTCGGCACCCCGCAGCTTGCAGCCTTGCGTGTCCTCCCCTATTCCTGAGCACTTGGCGCAGGGGCACCCGTCCCGGAGGACTCGGAGGAGGCTGGCGAGTTTCCCTTGACCTCCTCGCGCAATCCCGCGGAGTTCTTGATCGCCGCAGCGAAGTGGAGCAGCTCAGTCGTGCTGTCGAGATGCAGGCAGATGTGGATGAGGTCGTCGCGGTCGAGCTGGTCAACCTCAATCGGCTGGCCGTCGGGATCCACAAGCCCCTCAACCTTCGTGATGTGATCGGCGCAGAACTCGGCGAGCGGTTGCAGATCCTCCCGCGCAATCTCTAGCACGAGAGGCTTCGAACCCTCTTCCCAGACCGCGGCCTCAAGCTTGCGCCCGAAAATGACGAGCTTCGCCTCCAGCCTCGACCGCTCGCGCTCCACCGACAGAATCGCATCCGTAGATGGCTTGCAGTAGGTGAAGACGAGCTGGTCTTCCTCGGGTCCGACTGCGTACGTTCCGCCGTATCGGGTGCCTTTGCTCTTGTCGTAAACGAATGGCATTGGATGCCCCTATCAGGTGAAGGTGAGCGTGGCTTCGTCTTCGCCGTCTGCGCTGTTGGCGTTGCACATGAACGGCACGGCGTAGCTGTGGACATTGCCCTTCGACTTCGAGGGCTTCATCAGCTGCACGGCCGGGCAGTTAAGTGCCACCGTGTCCGTTCCGTTGGTCCAGCTTGCGACGAGCGCCGATTCCGTATCAGCCGCGAAGTCGGTGAGCGCAACTTCGAGCTCGTCGGTGTCGCGGAACGTCTTTGAGCCACCCATGCGGCTCGCCTCGGCCCGAATCAAGTCCACCTGGTCGAGCGAGTTCGCGCCCGTAATGTTGCGCGTCTCCTCAAGCGTCCAGTTGGTCTGGAATTCGAACTCTTGAAGCGCGAACGCGGTAGCTGCTCGAGTGTGCGTCATGTTCTGCGTGAGCAGCGGAGCCTTGCCCCCGGAGTAGCTGGACGGGTTGGTCGGTGCCGCAACTGCCGCCGAGTCCGGCGCGGAGTACAGGCCGATCCCCGTGAAGCTCAGGCGCACGTGCTGCTCGGCCGCAGCGGTCAACGTCATGTTGAGCCGCACCCCGGTCGCGATGTGTGTGCGGACCGTTCCGTCGGTCAGGTACTCGGCGAGGTACACCGTGCACGACGGAGCCGCCGACATCGTGTGATAGGTCACCCAGTTATACACGACGTCGGTCGATGCCGTGACGGTCTCTTCGGCGCCCGCAGCTTGGAGCAGGACATCGAGGCTCGGCGGCGGGTCGCCAGCGGACGATGCCTTCCCATACAGGGGAAGGTTGATCGTAACGTCGCAGTGCGAGCCGTAGCTCTCGTGCTCAAGCCCTGAGTGAAACGGTCTGATGGTGGTATTCTCCACCGAGATGCGCTCATGGCTGATGTCACTGTCCGCGTAGGCTGCGATCCAATCCCCGGTTGCCGGGTCCGAACCTCCAAATGCATCGGTGCCATAGGTCGTTTCCGACTTGGCTGCGAGCAACATGTATCTGACTTGCTTGTCTCCCATCTCTCCCCCCTTAAATCTCGTATGTGTGAGCCGGTACAAAGACCGACTGAAGTAGTCTGAATTCGACGATGCAGCCGCCGATCAGCACCTCGTCCTCTACATCTGGCACGAACGCAGACGAGCTGTAGTCGCTCGTGAGCGTCACGTCTTGGATTGCGTAGTTGTCGACGGCGTAGGCAAAGACGGTGTTGATCAGCGCTCCACAGTACCGTTCGCTGGCAAGCTGGACGTACTCGGACCGCGACTGCTGCTGCCGGTTCACGGTGGCAGGCTCGAAGCTTGCGGGCCCCTCAAAGACGATACGCACGCGCACGGGTAGCCGCGTTTCCATCGCCCGCTCGGTACCCTTGGTGGTGAGGTCGGCACTCACCGACGACTCGCGCACCTGCTCGATGAGGCACACCACGCCGTGCTCGACGATGATGTCTTCCGAAAGACGCTCGCCGGACAGGTGGTAGGCCTCAGGGTCAGGTGCCCGGAGCCCCGACGGAACGGTGAATTTGTCGAGCTCGCTTTGTAGCTTCTCCAGCAAAACGAAGTTGAGCCTTCGGATGGCCTCGGTCGTCGCGATGTTTTTCGCAATGTTTGGCATCAGAGCATATCCCGGAAGCTGCCGCGGGTGCCGCGTGCGTTAACCTTGTCGATGATGGCCCGCTGAATAAGCGTGATCAGCCCTTTGCGCTGGCTTTGCGTCATCGCGAAGATGTTGCGGCCGGGAAACGACTCGCCGAATGGGCCCGTGCCGCCTTCAATCAACGAGCTTGCGTGGTCGACTGCCGAGCCGAAGAACATCGAGGTAGGCGTGGCTGTAAAGCGATGGTCCTTGTCTCCTGAGTCGATCAACGAGGGCCGAAGCCGCTCGCCTTCCTCGTCCCACCACAGCACCTTGTCTGCGAGTTCCTGACCGAGAAGCGCCTTCTTATAGGCGTAGTACTTGGGTTCACCCTTCAGGCTTTTCCACGGGTCGCCGCCGTACCTCCCCAACGTGTCGAAGTTCTTGGCGAGATGCTCTAGAAGGTAGGGGTGCACAACGTCGCGCCAGACGTCTGACATATCGCCGATCGCCTCTCGCGCAACGCCCAACGTGCGGCTCATTGCCGCAACGCCACTACCCCCCACCCGAATCTTGAGCACGTCAGTCCCCCGCCAGTTCGAAGCGGTTGCGGCCTTCGGCGTACTCGACAGGCAGCGTCAGCACGTCACCTGGCTTGTGCAGCTTGCCCGACTCGTCGATGAACCTACCGCGCACGAGGCGGTAGCGCGCCGTCTTCGGCTCTTTCTTCGCCTTCTTCTTTTCGGTCTCACCACTCATGATTTCCCGCTCCCCATTTGAATTTCTTGGCCTTCGCGGGCTTGATGTTGGTCACGATTCGACCCTCGCCCGCGTGCGTCTCGAATGACGTGGCCCGCTGCCTCCACTCCTCCCGAACCTCGCGATACATGTCCATGTAGACGTTGCCCGTTTCGGTCTTGCGCTGCGTGATGAGCGCCATACCTACCGCGTAAGCGATGATGGCACCCTTGACCGTCTCGGTGTCCGCTTCGCTCAGGTCCGTCGACACGTCGAAGCTATCGCCCTTGCGTGAACGGATCAGGCTGTTGAGGTTCGCAGCCGCGCGTGTGAGCCACCCCTCGACCTTCGCCACCGTCACCCCGTGCGCGTCGTCTGATGCGCTAAAAGGCTGTGGGTCGGCTGACGGGTAGTCTGCGGCCACGTCGTCCGGGGTCAGGCTGTAGAGGTGGACCGCCATCACTCAACCTCGCCGCCGAGAATGTGCTCAACGTAAGCAGCTTCGACCGACGGCTTGCTACGCGCGGTCGGAACCTTGTCGATCTTGGAGAGGGCCGCGAGCTGGTCCTGGTATCCGGGGAGCTCGACCTCTTCAACGACCTCGACCACTTCGGTCTCAGCATCTTCTTCTTCGACGACCTCGACCAGCTTGACGCCGATTGACTCAAGCGTCTTCACCTCGGCAGGCGTCAGCTCGACCGGCTCGCCCTCAGCCTTGAGGACCTTCTTGTTGATGATGAGCCTCGATTTCGTTTGTTGCGTATAGAGCGCCATGCATTCCCCCCTCGGGTCAGTTGTCAGAAGCGCGAGCGGAGTCGAACCGCCCACGGGGCCTATCCCCGCGCCATTGGCTTAGGAGCCAGCGAAGTTGGTGAACGAGATTCCGTTCTGGACGTACGCGCGCCGGAAGCATCCGACCCACTCGGCGAAGAACGACTTCACACCCTTGTCCTTGTCCTCGTCCTCTTCATAGCGAAGGGGCGCAAACTCCATCATCTTCAGGTTCTCGGGGGTGCCGAGATAGAAGACGCCGTCGAACAGGTTGGCGAAACCACTGTCGAAGTCGCGTTCACCATTCACATACTTTGCCCCCCCGACGTACGTCTGGGTGATACCTTCGTCCATGAGCAGCTCGGCGATGCGGCTGAAGAGAACGTAAGGCGTACCCGACCCGGCCGCGGCACCGGTGAAGTAGTCGTTGAGTGAGATCTGTCGAGCTCGGTCGCGACCCATCACGCAGATGAGGTCCGAGCCGCCGATGGCGTCCTGAGCATCACGGATGTGCGTGATGATCGGACTCGTGTCGGTCGCCCAGCCTTCGCCGGACGGGATGCTGAAGCTCGAGACATCGGTGTCAGTCGCAGCCGTTCCGCTTCCGCCAACGATGTTGGCCAGAAGCTGGTCGCGAGCACGCATCACCTGATGGCCCGCAGCGAGCGACAGGTCATTTGCCGCCTGTACGTACTTTTCCATCTCGGTGAGGTCGTGCTTTTCGATGTCCTCGCCCCACTTGATCGGCGCGCAGTCGACATCGACGGTGTCCATTCCGGACCGGCCGCGCGGGTGCGGCTCGCCGAAGTTGACGGATGCTGAGCGGTCCCCGTCCGAGCCGTAGCCCAGCGGGACGCTCCACTTGCGCACCGACGTCTTTTTGTTTCCTACCGGCATAGTATCGCCGACGATCGACTCAGCCAGGTAACGGCTGAATTCGACCTTGTGATCTTCGAGAAACCCGTCCAATTCGGCTCGGGTCAGTGTTCCAGTGTTGAAGCCCATAGCTCCCCCCTTGCTGTTTCAGCTCGTTCAGTTGACCGTCTTGATGACCGGCAGAAGAATCTTTGCGTAATGCGCGATGCTTGAGGTGGTGGTGCCCCCGGCCTCTTCGGCGAGACCGATGCGAACGCGGCTTGCGGTCCCGGTCGCGGTGATCGCACGGCTGTTGGCGTCCGCCTCCACCTCGGAGCCCACGGTCAATGCCGAGGTGGTCCGAACGTCGCACGGCCCGGCGATGCACACGTTGACGTCATCACCGTTCGCAGCCGAGTGGAGCGTCACGCCCTCACAGTCGGTTGCGGTGGCGAGAACCCACGTGTTCGAACTCACCTTGACGAATACGCCGTCATCGAGCGCGGCCCCTGCGGGCAGCGTCAGAATCTGTTGTCCTTCATACTTGCTCATCTTGTCCCCCTATGGCCTCAAAGGCCGGTGTTGTTGGTTTACTTTCGTGCGGCAATCGAGGCTTCCGCCTGCGACATACCCTGCTTTCGGAACTGTGCGATCTTGCCCTCGATGGTGCTCGGCTGGCCTTCCGGCTTGCCGTCGTCGCCTCCGGGCTCGTCGGTCAAGAGCGTGGCCTTGCGCTTGCTCAGCTCGGCAACAGCCTGCTCCATCTTCCCGAATCGCTCCGAGAACATCTTGCGAAGCTCGGCGACGGCTTCAGCGGCAGCGACATCAACCGAGGGCGCGCCGTCTTCGCTGTACTCCTCTTCGTCGTCCCCGGCTTCGATTTCTTCGTCCATAGCCTCGACCTCTTCGTCGTCGTCCATCGCCTCCACGGTACCCAGCGCCGCGTCGACCTTGGCTTCGAGTGCATCGAAACGCGCCATGATTTCCTTTGCGAGTTCTTCCATTTGTTCCCCCTCTTGCTCATTGAGCGTGATTGTCTTGTCGTTGAGCCGAATGCTCAGCGTATCTTGAACCCGGCCGATGTCCTTCAGCTTCGGGTGTGTCGTCAGACTCGTCTCCCACAACACGCGGGCGTACTTCTCGCCCTTGCTGTCCTGGTATCCGCCGACCACGTGAGGCGAGATGAACTCGACCTCTTCGGCGAGCACTTGCTCCCACGTGTCAGCCTTCCACAGCACGAGCCCGTACAACTCATCGTTGGCAACCTTGGTGCGCTGGATGCTCCCGTAGGTCTTGCCACCCTCGCTCTTGTGCTCGCTCATGATGGGCGGCTTCCACGCGCTTCGGTCGTCCCCGGCCTCGGCTGCGTACTTCTCAATATTGGCAATCAGACGATTCGTTTCGGTGCTGATGAGTTCGAGCTCGGCCCGGTCGATCTCGATCGGCTCACCCTCGTAGACCAGCGACCCGGCACGGAACAAACGCACCCAGCTCTCCTTGGGTCGCTCATCCGGCTCGGCAAGCTGCCAGATAGGCGTAAACTTCGTTTCGACGACCGTCTTCATGCGTCCCCCTGCGCCCTGTAGAGCCTCGCAAACTGCACGAGCCCCCACGGCATCACGTCCTCGTTGAATCGCTGTGTGTTCCCCGTCTGGCTAAAGCCTGACGCCACCTCTTCGAAGATCTCGGCGTAGTCCGCTTCATCCGGCATGATGTAGCTGAAGATGCAGCGGCACCGGTTACCTCCATCGCACACGCTCGGCGGCATGAGCTGGCGGTACTGGCGCGACCCGACGAAGACGCGGCGACCGTCAGCCGAGCCGCACGGGTCGCACGTGTTGCCGTCCAGCACCGAGCTATACTCGGCGATGATGCGCGGCTCCTTGCCGGGAGGCGCCCCGCGCTTGGATGCCTCGATGAGTTCTTTGACCACTTCGTCACGACCTTGGCTGAATGCTGCGGCGGTACCTGCGGCCGCGTGCGAAGCGAAGGCGGATTGCGAGGGGATGGGGGGAAATGCCCGCTCAGGCGCTCCGTTCAACTCGAGCGTCGTGCGCTCCAGCAGATACGCCTCTACGGTGTTGTAGCTGCGCAGTGCGACCGAGTCCGCAAGCTGGAGCGTGGAAGCCGTCGTCGGCGCGTCCTTGATGCTCTTCGGCACCTTCGGGATAGCCCCGATCTCGCGCGCGATGGACAGCCCACCCTTGGCTCGAAGCTCGTTGATGGCTGGCAGTGCAGCCTCGCGATACTGCGGCATCCACTCCTGACGGAATGCGTCACGCAGTTCGATCACTCGAGTCGGACTGGTCAGGCCGCGCGTTCGCTCGACCCACGCAGCGCGGTGCCGCTTGGCCAGCCTCTCGAACGCCTTACCGACCGCGGCGTTGGTCCTGTCGTGCGCGTCGTTGGCGTCGTCGACATCGAAGTCCGCGAAGAGGTTGCCCGCGGTCTCGTCGACGTGTGGCACTGTGTGAGCCGGGCAGCACTCCGAGGCGGTCACGTCGGCGGTCGACTGCTCTACCTGTGGCGTCGCGGCCATGCGCGCGGGAGCAACCATTGACTCGGCCGTCACGCTCGGGATCAGGAACGCGGTCTCTAGAATCTTCACAGCGCTGTCAGCGGGAAGCAGACCCTGCATGACCTGAGTAATGATGTTGACCACCGATTGCGCCTGTGCGCCGTTGAGAAGCGCAGCCTCGGCGGTTGCTTCGGTCTCTTCGCGCACGACCACAGGAAGCTTCAATCGTTCGTGAATATGGTCCTGCACTTCGGGCGTGATGGTGATGAGCCCTTGGGTAGCCGCCGCCTGAATGTCTGCGAGCGGCACCTCTTCCTCGCCGAGCGAGAACGTCAGCTCAGGATAGGCCCCCGGCGCGACAGGCCCACCCATCGCGTCGACCATCGACCGTAGCGGCCCACTGCTCGGGCTGTTGTCGTGCCCGTTGAAGGCAATCGCAATCACCTGGGCGATGTAGACGGCGACGCGGAGTGACTGATCGTCCTTGGTCTCGGCGAGCGCGTACGATCCGGTCTTACCCGCGCCCAGCAGCGCGCCCTCGCTTGAAAGCGGCATCGAGATGTATTCGTCGCAAAGACGGATGAAGTCGATGACCGGCGGAAACGCACCCGCGGGGCTCAGCGTCTTCACGCTCAGGCCTTTCGGCAGAATGATGCTCTTCGGGTCGTCGCTTCGTCGTGCGTCCAGTACGTCCGCGACTAGTTCGGCGTCGCCGGTGTCCTCAGTGTAGTCCTCGGTCGCCTCAACGATGTCTTGCGGCGTACCGTGCTTCTCAACCGACAGCATGAACCGTTCAACCGCGAGCTGCTTCGCTCGCACATACTCGACCACCGACCGGAACGGCGAGAGTCCCTCGATGTCCGTCCCAATCTTGTTGGAGGTCAGGATGAGGCAGTCGCGGATGTCGACGATGTACTCACCGCCGTCCGTAGTGATGAACTTCAACGCGAGAATCTGGCTCTCGGACTCGTTGAGAATCACCCGGTCAATCGTGTTGGGCCTGCGGAACGCCAGACGCTTAAGCCTGCCGTCTTCGTGGTGGATGCGGAGCCATACCCCAAAGCCCGGAACCGTCAGCGAGTAGACCGCCTCCGTAAGAAACTGATTGAGCCCCGAGTCGAGAGCATCAACCGCCTTCTGGACTTCGCCCGCTTGAAGCTCAGCAGCTTCGGCGAGCTCTTCGTCAACTTCAGCCGGTCGCACCTCCCATATACCCGAGCACACCGTCTGCATCGCGGAGTTAACCGGACGCTGGTAGACCGGCGAGGTCAGGTAAATGTTGTGGGCGTTGCCGTAGTCGGTCCGCAGGCCGCGCCACGTGAGCGGCTGGTCGTGCTCTCGGTGCTTGCCACGATACGGCCTGCCCGACTGGTAGTTGGTACCGTCGTTGCCCTGCTCCTCTTCAAGCGGACCGCTGCGCTCGGGAATCTCGTCGGACTCGGCCAGTGCCAGCCTCGTGCGCTCGTTGAGCGTCGAAGGCGGCGTCGTGAACGTGTACTCTTTCAGATGCTTCCCGAGTAGCCCGTCGTCGGTGAGCTGGTACTCGGTCCGCTCGTCGCGCAGGTACTGCATCAGCGTGCACGTGCCCTTCTCCGTCGCCCGGTCGATCCCGGCCGCTAAGTTGTAGCTGTCACGTTCCCATTGCTTGCGCGTGTACATCAGGCCATCCCCCTCAGAAGTTCGTGACCTTGCGCTTCACCCGTCTGACGACCTTCACCGTCTGCTTGGGCGTGCTCGCGGCTTCGAGCGCACACAAGAGCGCTGACCAGCCGTCGCCGTGCCCTTCGGTCTCTTTGCCGTTGCGCTTCGTGCGCGGCACTGCATACGTGACCTTGTCGCCCGATGGTGTCGCCTGCTGCTCGACAGATGCCAGGTCGCTGAGCAGTTGCTTCGAGTGCCCGGGCTCCCATCGCCCCTCGATGTAGTTCGACTGCGACCAGTCGAAGGCGCACGCTTCCGCTGTGACCGCATCCATGATGGCCTCGGCGTACTCGACCTTGAAGCTGTTCGTAAACGCCTTGCCGCGTATCTCGTGCCGGTCCGCACCCACCTCTTCGAGCAGGCCGACGAAGCTCTTGTGCGCCGTGATGTCGACCACGGTGCGAATCGGCTGGTAGCGGTCGAGTAGCCGCGTGATCTCCTTGGCCTGCTCCCGGTAGTCCACCGAACGCATGTAGTACGTGTGTTCGACGTGCCACTGGTCTTTGGGGAGACGACGCAGCACGACGAGCGCCGTGAAGTCGTTCACCTTGCCGAGGTCGATTCCGATGAAACACGGAGCCTCCCCGGCCCACGGCTGCGTCAGGCTGAGCAAACGCTCCCGGTCGTAGTAGTTGCCGCCGCCCTGTCGGAACTGCCGCAGGTACTCGGTCAACCACGCGTCGGCTCGAGTCTCCCGCTTGATGCGCTCGGCATCCAGCCCGATGACCGGAGCCGCCTTCAGGAAGTCGATGTCGTGCCGAGACCAGTGCGAGTAGCGACCGGACTCGTTGGTCCACACGTCCGCATACCAGTTGTCGTCTCGGAACCAAGGCGTGCTGATGACCCACACAACGCCGTGCGGGTTGATCGCCGCACGCATCTGAGGAAACACCGCATCCTCGATCTGGTCGGTCTTGCGTCGCTCCCAGAACGCCGCCTCGTCGAAGAGATACGAGCATCGCTTCTTGCCCCGCAGTCGCTTCGGCTCGTTTGCCACCGCCACAAATCGCGAGCCGTTCGCTAGCTCGATCTCGTTCGCGTTGTCGGTGACCAGTCGGAGGTGTGGTGCGAGCTCGGGATCCTCGGCAAGCACCGGAATCGCCCGGTTGCGGATGACATCCAGCAGCTCGGTGCGGGCATTCCCCACGGTCGTCGACACGAGGTAGAACGTGTGCCCCGAGTGCTCCAGACAATGCAGCACGGCCGCGAAGCACGCGCCTTCGGTCAGGCCTACCTGGCGAGGCTTGCGAACAATCTTGAACCGGCTTCGGTCGGCTATCCACCGACGTTGCCACGGCCACAGCCGCGAGTTGATCCATTTGGCTGCAATCTTCACGCACCGTCGCCCCCCTCGTGATCATCCGTGCGGATGAGTCCGAAAAGCTCGTCCATCTTCTCGTGAGCTTCTTTGTCGGAGGTGATGTTGACGCGAGTGATGAACTCGCCACGAAGCTCGAGCAGGTCGCGAATGGCCATACGGCGGTCGCGGTCGGTGGCTTCGTGGTCGAGCGCAATGCGAGCCAGCTCGGACAGCAGGACCGAGTTACTCGGGAGGAGCGCGTTGAGCTTTTCGTCAACGGCCTTGCGGATCTTCGGTTTTGTCAGGTTTTCAGAAGCGATAGTGGCGAGCGTCGAGCGGTCGCCCGAGTAGCCCGCCATCTCGGCGGCGTTGGTGCCGTTGAAGCGAGCCGGGCCGATGTAGGCGCGGATGAACGCTTCCTGTTTGTCGGTCAATCGACCCACTCATCCCCCCAGATGGTGTGCGCTTCATGGCGAGTAGGGGAGTCAAACCCCATCGGACGTGCGCCCTTCCCGGCTCACCTAACGCCGAGACAACCCCGGCGTGCGGGCCTCTGTACCAATTGAACCGGGGCTTAGCATTGCCCATATAGTCGATTGGTTCCCGCAATATAGCCGCCGGCCAACGGTGTCCCCCCGGCCACCGTCGACCTGTAGCTACACGCCAACGGTACTGGCTTAATTCGGGGTAGTCAAATAAAGCGACCGATATATCTCGCAGAACGCGTCTCGCTCGTCCGGCCTGTACGCCCTCACGCGATGCAAGGGCTCGGTGTCCTCTTCGTCGATGTCC